CACCGCCCTGGCCTTTGCCATCGACGGCACCAACACCGCCTGGAACCTGGGTTACCGGACCTTCTCGGTCGAGAACTTCTGGATCCCGAACAGCGCCACGGCGGCGTCCGTCTGCGGGGCGATCTTCAGTGAAGTCTCGGCTCTCAAGAACGAAATCAACTTCTCAACCTCGCTCATCACCCACCTCAATCTCTTGGATCGCGTCGAAATCACCTACGATGCTACGGACTTCTCAACCCGCAACGAATACTGGGATATCGGCGACTGGGACGAGATGAAGTGGGATGGTAGCCGGGGCGATGCCATCGTCTTGCAAGCTGAGGCGTTTAAGGTATTATCCATTAATATAAACTTGGATAATCTGGAGACGCGCTTTGTCTGCAGGCAGCTCTGAGGAGGCCTACCGGGCCTACCGCGAGCGCTACCTCTCGGCGCCCAGGCTTTCTCTGAAAGCCCCGGTGGACGTGTCGCTGGAGCTTTCTAGCTTCTGCAACATGGCCTGCAGCTACTGCTACCACGCCGACAAGAAGGCGCTGCCGTTCAAGCAGCAGTTCATGCTGCCCGAGACGGTGAAATCGATCCTCCGCCAGGCCGCAGACGCCGGGGTTAACTCGGTGAAATTCAACTGGCGAGGGGAATCGACCATGAATCCCTTCTTCGCAGCTGCCACGGCCACCGCGCGGGGCCTGGCTTCCGGCTCGACCTTCATCGACCGGCTTACCAACTCCAATTTCAAGTTCGATACCGCCAGGGATGACATCTTCGAAGGTCTTTGCAACCAGACGAAGGTGAAGGTCTCCTACGACTCCTTCCGCCCCGAGGTCTTCGAGCGCCAGCGGCGTCTCGGGGACCACGCCCTCACGATGGCCAACATCGACCGCTTCTACAACTGGCCTGGGCGCAAGACGGTCCTCGTCATCCAGGCGGTCAGGACCGCGCTCAACGCCGACGAGGACATCGAGGGCGAGGTCCGCCGCCGCTGGCCAGACGCCCTGGTCTCGATCCGGGACATGGTGGAAGGCCGGGTGGACCGCGATCTCACCGGGATCAGGCACAAGGCCCGCGACTACTCCGAGCGCCAGTCCTGCATCCAGGCCCACGCCCGCCTCATCTTCGATTGGGACGGCGCGGCCGTCCCCTGCTGCCCGGACATCAAGCAGGAGCTTCGGCTCGGCAACATCCGCGAGAAGACCCTCATCGAGATCTGGGAGAGCCGGGAGGCCACGCGCCTTCGGGCCGACCTCCTCTCAGGCAAGGCGTTCGAGAACTCGCCGTGCAAGAACTGCTCGAGCTTCGAGACCTTCAAGGGCTACCAGGCGTCATTCGATTCATGACAGGTCGCGTGGGCATCGTGGTCTGCTCGCGCACGGACTCGGCAAGGCTTCCGCAGAAGCCTTTCCAGAAGGTCCGTGGCAAGTACCTATTGGCTCACCTGCTCGACCGCCTGATCGCCACGGGGCTCCCGGTCTACCTGGCGGTCCCTGAGCGCGAGGTCGGCCGCTACACAAGGCGGCTTGAGCCCTACCTCGCCCAGCGCCGGGTCATCATCTTCGGCGGCGACAAGAACGACCCGCTAAAGCGCACCCACGACGTGGCCCGCCACTACGACCTGGATCACGTGATCCGCGTCTGCCACGACAAGGTCTTCATCAACTACAAGCAGGTGGACCACTTCCTCCACCACTACTTCGAGCACCGCCTCGACTACCTCTACTCCACGAACTTCATCCCGGGCATGGGCTTCGAGATCTTTTCGCGCGAGGTCCTGACCAAGGCGCATGAGACCTTCAAGGGGGTCGAGCACCTCTCCTATGCGGTGGAGTCGGCGGCCGCCAGGGTCCAGAACCTGACCCACTTCCCCTACAACCGCTCCTGGCTCTCCCGGAAGAAACCCAACGCGGGCCTGCGCCTCCTCGTGGACTTCCCCGAGGACCTAGATCAGATCGCCCGCCTCATGACGACGCTGGGCTCGGATTGCGGGATCCTCGACATCGTGGCCTCGATCCCCGACGTCCGGCAGATGAACGCCCTGCCCGAGGTGACCGTCTACACCTGCAGCTTCGAGGACGTGGAGCACCTGGACCGCTGCGTCCAATCGGTCCTTGGTCAGAGCTACTCATCCTTCGAGTACCTCCTCATCGACGACGGGTCGGTCAAAACGCCTGTCCATAAATACATGGGCAAGTACGCCAAGGACCCAAGGGTCCACGTCGTGAGGAACCAGGCCAACCGCGGGCTGGCCAGCTCGAGCAACGTCGCCGCGGCAATGGCGCGGGGGCGCTACGTGATTCGCCTCGATGCCGACGACTTCTTCGTAGACGAGAAGGTCTTGGAGCGCATGGTCCGGCACATGGAGCTTTCCCAGGCCGACATCCTCTACCCCAACAACTACCGGGACGGGCGGATCCAGGAGGGCTGCGAGCAGCACCACGTCGGCGGCACGATGTTCAAGAAGCGGACGCTGGACTACCTGCGTTTCACCGACGGGCTTCGGCACTACGAAGGCCTAGACCTCTACCACCGCGCGATGATGGCCAAGCGCGTCATCGACTACTTCCGGGAGCCCACCTTCTACTACCGCCAGCGGGCGGGAAGCCTAAGCCGCGATCCCTCGCCGGAGCGCCAGCTGGTGGCCGCCAGGCTCTCGGCCGGGATCGTGGGCGAGGATCTCTTGAAGGAGCCAGCGTGAAGAGTGAGGCGATCGACATCCTGAAGCTCTATGCCGAGGGGTCGGCCAAGCAGTGGAACGCCTTCCTGGCCGAGGCCTTGAGACGGCGCGACGTCGCCGGACTCACCGACGTCCTTAGGCGCCTGGCCATGGGCATGGACAACTTGGTCCAGCAAAAGCTCAACACCGACAAGATCAACGTCCTCTTCCTCAGGCTCCAGCGCTCGGTCGAGAACACGATTCGCGACATCCACCGTCTCAAGAACCCCAACCCCCTCTTCGTCATCTCGGACAAGGCCCTCCACAAGGATCACATCGAGGACAAGCGAAGGAAGCAGCAGGAGCTCGAGCGCTTCCTCCACAAGGTGAGGTACTGACCATGCAGCTGTGTGGCGTCATCGCCGAGTGCGGGAACCACGCCCTGGGCAGCGTCGAGTCCGCCAAGGAGCAGATCCGGGTGGCGCGCGAGTGCGGCGCCACCTACGCCAAGTTCCAGGCGATCGACACGGAGGCGTTCACCGGCGGGTCGATGACGCCGGCTTTCTACGAGCTCTGCGATCTTGGCTACGCCCGCTACTTGGAGCTCGTGGCCTACGGTGACGAGCTCGGGATCCCCGTCTTCTTCTCGGTCTTCGGCCCGAAGTACGCGGCGCTCGCGAGGATCAAGGGCAAGCCCTACAAGATCGCCGGCAGCCAGTTCGAGAAGATGCCCCTGCCGGAGCTCGCGGCCTGGAACGAGCAGACCGAGCACCCTGTGGTCGTCTCCGTGCCGCATACCGAAGAGAGCGTGATCCGCGAGCGGCGCGAGGCGCTCTCCCACATGTCGGTCATGTACGTCGTCAACTACCTGCCCGACCAAGTCACCTTCTTCAGTCTCGAGCGCCTGAGGCGCATTCTTAATCAGCCCATCGGCTACTCCTGCCACGCAGCCGGGGTCGATCACGCCATCGAGGCGATCGCCGAGCACGGGGCGCCCTTGGTGGAGAAGCACTTCAACCTCTGGGGCGACCAGACCTACGACGGCCGCATCTACCGCGACTCCCTGCATGCCGCGAGCCCCAAGGAGCTCGAGCGGCTCTGTTCCTTTTACCACGCTCATTCGAGGTGACCCCGTGATTTGCCCGATCTGCCGCAACACCGGCGCGGACTGGAAGAACGTTGACCAGTTCCGCCTCAAGCCCGAGGGGATGGCGCTCTGCGACATCTGCGGGTTCATCTCGTATCCGAAAAAGTACCGCTCCAAGAGCGAGATCGTCGCTTACTACAAGAAGGACTACCGGGCGCCGCCCAACGCCAGCAACGTCCACACGTCGATCCGTAAGGTCCAGTACCACGCCCACTTCCTGGCGGACGTCATCAAGGAGTGGCGCGCCGCCGGCAGGAAAGCCGTCGTCACCGACGTCGGCTCGGCGTTCGGCTACTTCCTGAACTGGATCCGCGGCGAGCTCCCGGGCTCGGAGGTCTGCGGGGTCGAACTGACGACGAGCTATGTGCGCGCGGCCTGGAACCGCTACCAGATCAAAACCACCGACGAATTCGACGATTCCCGCCAATACGACCTCGTGGCCTCCTACAAGAGCCTAGAGCACATCCTCGATCCCGACGTCGAGCTGCGGCGCTACATCAAGGCGCTGAAGCCCGACGGCTTCCTCTACCTCTCGGTGCCGCTCTGGTTCGAGCAGATGAAGAACTTCGGGATGAACGGCTTTGACCTCGAGTACTACTACTCGCCAAACCACATCAACACCTGGACCCGAAAGCACTTCGAGGGTCTCATCCGGGTCTCGGGCGGCGAGATCGTGAAGCAGAACGACTCCTACTACGAGGCCACCTACCTCGTGAAACGAAACGATGCGCTCGTCACCGACGACCGCTCGTCGCTCTTCGAGAACCCCGAAGAGATCATCGAGAAGATGACCCGCCTGCAGCAAGCCTCAGAGGCCTACCAGGCGGGCGACTTTCGGAAGGTCCTAGAGCTCTGGCCCAACTGCCCCTCGGCCTGGTCCACCCATTACGAGATGAACCGCAAGCAGCTCCACGACCTAGGCTTTGACTACATCTACAAGGAGATCTGCGTCGGCGCGATCGACGCCACCGGCGGCGACGCAGACGCCCACTGGCTCGCGGCCGACATCTGCGCCCGTTACGATCGATACGATGCGGCTATACAGCACCTGAACGAGGCCAACCGCCTGCGCCCCAACATGCCGCATGTTTTCGGGGCTCTGGTGAACTACCTCGGCGCCCTCGGCAAATTGGCGAAGGACGAGAAGGCCAAGGTAAACTTTTTCATGCAGGCCCGTCAGGCCGCGCGGATCCTGGGCGAGATCGCTCCGGAGCACAAGACCGAGGCGCTCACGCTCGAGCTCTACTACGACTCCCACGTCCCGACCCCGTGGGAGCAGCAGGCAGCAGGGTAAGCCATGGCGTTTCTGACCTCCGGCGCGTTCACCACCTTCACCGCGAACACCAAGGCGAAGTCGGCCGAGGTCAACGCCAACTTCGCCGCGCTCTATAACTTCCTGAACACGACATCGAGCGAGATCCTGGTCGGCACCGTCTGGCAACGGATCGCCCAGACGGCGGCGAGCCACACGCTGACCGCCAACGACGGCATCCGCACGCTGCTGATCGCCGCCAACACGACCACCGGCTACACGGTGACCCTGCCAACGGCCGCCGGCTGCACCCACCGAATGATCACGATAAAGCACGTCGGCACGACGGCAGGCCTGCTCACGATCGACGGCGCGGGCTCGGAGACGATCGACGGCGAGTCGGACGTCAACATCCGGACGCAGTACGACGCCTTGACGCTTCACTGCGACGGCACGAAATGGCACTCGCTCCGCTCGCACAGCTTCCCTTACGGCGTGCGCGTTGACGATGGCTCGGACCAATCGACGCTGAACCGCTACCTCGATAGCGGCACCTGGACCCCGGCCATCTCGTCGGCCGGCGGCGGCACCTACAACCACACGACCCAAATCGGCTACTACGCCCGCGTCGGCAAGATGACCTTCTTCTGGGGCCAGGTCGGGTGGGACTCGTCCACGAACGGCAGCGGCGCCATCCGCGTCACGGGCTTTCCCGTGGCCGCCGCTCAGCGCGCCAAGGTGGCCTTGAACACCAGCGTTGTGAGCCATTCGGGCGCCACGGACGGCTGGTTCAACGGCGAGATCGACACCGGCAACAGCTACATGACGATCGAGAAGTGCGCCTTGAGCCTTGCCTCGGCGTCGGTCTCCATCGGCGACAACAACAGTCCGACCGCTCGCACCATCGCCTTCTCAGGGGTCTACCTGACCGCCTGATCTCCTAGCCCAAGAACCTTCGTCGAAGTCCTTAGCTCCGGAGGCCCGCCATGGACGGCAGGCAAACGCAGCGAGGCCTCGCCACGACTATGAGGGTCGTGGCGGGCCTCATCCTCGTCTCGGTCGTCGCGGCCTGTGGACGGGACCGCGCACCTGAGTCGTCGAACTACCAGTTCCTACCAGCTGCCGAGGACTTGGCAAGCTTAGGCGAGAAGCCTGCCGAAATCCTCAGGCGCTTCCGCTCTCGCTTCCTCGAGGGGGGCCAGGTCGTCTCCCGGCGCGGTGACGTGCCCGAGCACCTGGGCGACGCTCTCATCTGGTCGGGCGTAGCGCTCGCGGCCCTCTCTTGCGAAGAGGGCCAGGTCGTCGAGGACGCCCTGGCCGCCATGACCAATCGCTATGGCACCTTCGTACGCTTCTCGCCGCTTCCCGCCAAGTACATGGGCAACGAGGTCTCGCCCGACGGCGTGATCGGCGTCACTTACGGGCTGGCCTCGCGCCTTAGGCGATGTCCTGAGCGACGCGCAGCGATCACCGCCATCTGGCGGCAGCACCGCGAGTTCGTCGCTGCCCACGGCGGCCAGCTATACCCGGGCGCTCAGTACGGCACGCTCGTGGACGGTCTCAACACGCCCGGCGAGCTCTTAGCTCATCAGCTGGACTTTCGCAGCAGCGTGCATTCCGACGGTCTCACGGCGCTCGACACGGTGGTCGTCGGCTGGGCCTTCTTCACCGTGCAGAAGCGGGTCAGCTGCTACCGAATTCATATTGGCCTGCTCGCGTGGCTCGCCGCAGACGTCCTAGGCGCGCCGCCATCGGAGTCAGCAAAGGCGCGCCTGTGCCGGGTTACGGACAAATCCGGACAAGCGCTCGCAGATTTTGTGTGTGCTCGGCTATCCGGTAAAATGTTTCTCGAAGCATACCAACTCAATCAGTGGGAGTACGCGGCGCAGCGCTGCACGGCGTGGGAGTCACCCGATGGCCAGGAAGGCCTCGAGACACCTGCTCTGGACTACCTGCTGATTCATCACCTGGCCAGGAGGGCCTAGTCGATGGCGGTCGTGATTTCCGTTCCGGTGGCCGAGAAGACGTATGCCGTCGCCCAGGCGGGCGTCGGCTTCGTCAAGGCTCTGAGGGACACCCTGGCCGACGGCTGGCAGACGGGTAAGGACGCGCCGGCGGTGATGGCGGCGGCGATGGAGCTCCTGCCCGCGCTTCGCGGCGCTGGTGGTGTGGCCGGCGAGCTCGTGGCCGAGCCCAAGGCGTTTGCCTCGGCGCTCGTGCTGACGGGTGTCGATGTCGTGGCGCTCTTCGTCCGGAAGTAACGCCACCCAGCCCATCAGATCGGAGGGCACGACGATGTCGTGGCTGTCTATCCTGCTGCTCGTGATCCGCTACCTCCCGGCGGCGATCTCCATCATCCGGGAGATCATCCGGCTCATCGATGGTCTGCGTAAGAGCGATGCTGTCGGTGCCGCGGCCCTGCGCGCCAAGCTCGAAGAGGCGGTGGACGAGGCGGCGCGGACCGGCAGCGTTGGCCCGCTCAGGCGGCTGCTCGCCCAGGCGCGCGAAGGCAGGCGACTCTGATGCCGCCCGACGCTCTGGCCGAGACGGTAGGCGTGCTCGCCGCAGCCCTTGCTGCAGGCGCTGCCTACCTCGTTCGCAACTCGTTTGAGCGCCTTCTCAACAAGATGGACGACGTCGAGGCGGCCGTCCGCGACGCCACCTACCGGCTGACTGCGGTCGAGACCAAGGTCGAGCCGATGAGCGAGGCCTTGGAGGACGTGAAGCGCCACGGCGAAGAGCTAGCCGCACTCCGGGTGACGGTCAGATCTCTGTCTGCCAACGGTCACGATCACGAGGGGTAGGGGTCAGACCACATGCGTCCAGATCCGGCCATTCTTGATGTTTCTGACAACCGTCCAATCGACGCCGAAACGAGCCGCGATGGCTTTGCAGCTCAGGCCCGAGGCGTAGAGGGTCCTGATCTCGCGAACCGCATTCTCGGTCAGCTTCGCTTGATGATTGCGCTCCCCGAGCATAGCGGTTCCGTGCACGCGCTTGTGGAGGATGTTTTCCCGCACCGTCACCCACGCCAGATTCTCAATGCGGTTGTCTGTGCGGCACCCGTTCAGGTGCGCCGCCTGCATTCCTGCGGGGCGCAGGCCGGCGAATGCCTCAAGAACGAGCGTGTGGATGTGCGTTGGCCGCTGTTGGCGCGGCGGTCTCGTAAGCGTGACCCGCGTGTAACCAGTGTTGTGCGCACTCGGCTTGAGAAGGCGGCCGCGCGACAACTTGATGCTGTGTAGGGAGCGTACGCGGCCAAGGCACGAGACCTCGTACAGACCTTCGTATCCAACAACCGGCCGCCACACCTCTGCGGCGAAATAGTGGCTCAAGGGCGGATCGACTGAAGGCACGGAACCAACTCCCTGCAAGCGTTTCGCGGCGGCGGAGTGTAGCACGAAGGAGGTCAGAATGTCAGGCGGTTGGGTAGCCCGCTTGCCCTTCCCCCTGATCCGCTCCATCGCCGAGGCCTACCACGTAGACCACCGGCTGGTGGCAGCGATCTGCCAGGTGGAGAGCTCGGGCAATCCGAAGGCGATTCGCAGAGAGCCCCACTGGCAGTACTGGCACAAGCCCGAGGAGTGGGCGCGAAAGTTCGTCGATCCCAAGGCGGCAGGACTCGTCGCGACGCGTCCCAAGGAGGAGCAGCTGGCGTGGGCCGCCGCCCAGCTCGAGGCGGAGAAGGAAAGGCAGCGTCACAGTTACGGCTTAATGCAGGTCATGGGAGCCGTTTGTCGCGAGTTGGGCTACGCGCACGCGACGATGGACCTGCTGTTCGAGCCCGCCATCGGCATCGCTTACGGCTGCAAGGTTCTCCAGAAGCTCTCCAAGTACACGAGCGTCGCCGACAAGGCCGCCGCCTACAACGCGGGCCTGCCGCGAAAAGACCCCAATACCGGTGAGTACAGAAACCAGAAGTACGTGGGCAAGGTGCTCGCCCTTCTGGCTGATTTCAAGTGACAGCAGGGAGGCACAAAATGGTTCGGATTTTTCTCTTGGGGGCGGCGTTCATGGCCGCCTCACCCGCTTTCGCCGCGGGCGCGGTCTTAGGCCGCCCCGCCCGCCACATCCACTTCGAGCAGCTGCCGCCCGAGGCTACCCTGATCGGCGGCGAGGAAGTCTCGCGCGAGCAGTTTCCTGGCGTCTTCTACACGAGCCAGGGAAGCTCACGCTGCACCGGCACCGCCGTTGCCTCGAAGGTCATCGCATCCGCCGCCCACTGCATGGCAAACGGCGGATCTCTCACCCTCAGCTACGCCGGCAAGACCTATCGTGGTACGTGCAAGCACCACCCGGACTACCGGAGGAACTCCACCGCCGACTGGGCGCTCTGCACGCTCACCGAGCCTCTTCCCGACCCGGTCGCCGAGTCTCTGAACCAGGCGGCCGAGCGGGTCAAGGTTGGCGCGCAGCTTAGGCTCATGGGCTACGGCTGCGTCCGCCAAGGCGGCGGCGGGGGCAACGACGGGAAACTTCGCACGGGCTTTGCGCCAGTGACGCGCCTGCCGCGTGACGCCCAGAAGGACTACGACATCATCACCAAGGGCTCGGTGGCGCTCTGCTTCGGCGACTCGGGCGGCCCGGCGTTCGTGGAAGAGAGCGGGCGCCGCTGGGTGACTTCGGTCAACAGCCGGGGCGACATCCGGACCACGAGCTACCTGCCGTCCTGGTCGTCCTCGGCGGCGCAGGCCTTCCTCTCGACCTTCCCGGTCCCGGTCTGCGGCGTTCACGAGGGTGCCGAGGGCTGCCGCGGCCAGGCCACGCCCCCGCCGCTTCCGGCCGAGTGCCGGGATCTCGACGGGCACGTCAAGGTCTGGTCGGAGTGCTTGGCCAAGGAACCGAAGCCTGAGCGCGTCAAGTGCGACGACGCCGTTGACGCAATGCAGGCCTGTTACGAAGCGCGCTATGGCGAGGCGTTCGGCGTCATCCGCCGGCCGCAACGATAGTCACGACACGCCCCAAGGACGGGGCGTGAATGATTCACATTGGAAGGAGAACCGTGATGGGCATGGTAACCGAGCTTGACCTACTGCCGCAGGTCGTCGTTGGCGGGGAGAAGATCCAAGTCCACAAGTGGACGCTCAACAACGAGCATCTGCATCAGTATCTGCACACGCTGGCCAACCTCCAGCTCGGGATGATCGAAGCCGACAGCGGCAACGTCACGAGCTTCGTGACGCAACAGGACAGCGAGATGGTGCAGGCGGCTTGGAAGCAGAGCCAGTTCGAGTGGGCGACGGCGAAGAAGTGGCGCGGGCTCGAAGCGGCGGCCATGGAGAAGACCTACGCTGTGCTCGCCGTCACCTCGAATGAGGCCTTACGCGTCCAGAACGTTAAGGTGCGCCGGGTCGTCCAGGCGCTCGCTACCTTGATCCACAAGGTCGCTTACTGCGATTCCGCCAAGGCGCAGTATGGGATCAGCGACCGCGACGTCCGCACGATCGAGAGCCAGCAGGCCTACGTCCAGGAGATCATCCTGGCCTACCTCGGCGACGGCACGGCTCGCCAAGACGGCGGCGCCAACACCGGCATGGAAGTACCGCAGTACGCCCACGTCGGCACCGTGAAGCCACCGCTCAACCTGTGGCAGGCGGTGACCGCTGAGCCGAGCCCGGCCGCCCCGGACGTGCCGGCGCCGGACTTCCCCGACACGCCCAGCACGGTGCCCGCACCGAACTCCCAAACGGTTCCCGGCCAGCAGCGCTAACTAGCTCCCCTATTCGCGGAGGGCCGCCTCGGGAAGATCCGGGGCGGCCCGTTCTCAGGAGGGGATCGCCATGGCTCTCAGGACCTGGCTCGTCATCCCCGACCTTCACGTGCCGTTCCAGGACGCGCGGTTCATCCAGCTGGTCTCGAAGATCATCACCCTGTTGAAGCCGGACGGCGTCGTGCAGCTCGGAGACGCCATAGATTGGTGGCAGCTCTCGAAGTACGCGAAGGACCCCACGCGTACGCGCGACGCCTTTGACGATCTGGCGGAGTATGCCGGGCTCCTGGACGAGTGGGAGGCGCTGCTCCCCGAGGGCTGCGAGTGGCGGCAGCTGCAGGGAAACCACGAGCACCGGCTAGAGCGCTACGTCGCCGAGAAGGCGCCTGACCTTGCCAAGATGATCCGGTCCATGACCGAGATGCTGCGCTTTCCCGAGAGGAACAAGCGCGGCGGGCTCTGGCGGTGGTTCGAGATGGGCAACTGGCGCGCCTGCAAGCTCGGCGACGTCGTCCTTCACCACGGCTTCTACTTCTCCGAGCACACCGCCCACCGGATCCTCCAGAAGTACAAATGCAAGATGGTCACCGGCCACACGCACCGCGTGCAGCTGGTGTCCGACGGCGACCTCTGGGCGGCGACCTTGGGCCACGGCTCCAAGGAGGACGAGACCTCGCACGCCCCGGTCAGGACCGGCTGGCAGCAGGCCTTGGGCGTCCTCTCGATCGATCCTCAAGGCCGCGGCCACCTCGAGGTGATCCTTGTGGACCGCGGCCAGTGCATCTTCAGGGGGCAGCATGTCCAGGCGTAGGCCCACGAGCCTCACCGTCCTCGGCCAGCGGCTCGCTATCGAGTACGTCAAGGCGCCGCTCGACCTGGACGAGACGCAGGGCTTCTACGACCCTAGCCGGCGCCTGATCCGCGTCCTCGACGAGGAGGGCTGGGAGGCGACTCTCTTCCACGAGCTCGTCCACGCCGTCCTGTCGATCACCGGCCACACCGAGACGCTGGGCGAGAAGGCCGAGGAGGCCATCGTCCGAGCGCTCGAGCACGGCTTGGCGCCGCTCGTGAGGTTTCGGTGATGGCCCGCCGCCCCTACACCTACCGCGCCATCGTCACCCGGGTCATCGACGCTGACACCGTCTGCGCGCAGGTCGATCTGGGATTCGGCTTCTCATTCGAGCACAAGTTCCGGCTGGCCCGGATCAACGGGCCGGAACTGAACGACCCGCACCCGGAGCTTAGGAGGAAGGCGCTCGAGGGGAAGGCCTTTCTCGCCGAGCTCGTCGAGTTCGAAGAGGTCGTGATCGAGACCTACAAGCCCGACAAGTACGGCCGGTATCTGGCCGAGATCTGGCTAGACGGCCGCAACGTCAATACGGAGCTCGTCAAGCTCGGGCTCGCCACCGAGATGCACTGACCCGGGCCCGTTCCAGCGGCGCACAAGGTGCCCGTGGGAGCGGTAGTTCTTGGTTTTGATGCAGCCGCGGTGGCACTCGATGAAGTACTCGTCCACCCGCTCCTGGCAGGCGATGACGTAGACCTTGCCGGAGCACATAGGGCACGGCCGAAGCTTGGTTCTCATTCTTCGGTCTCTACCTCGCGCGAGGCCTTCCGGCAATCCGCGCAGACGCGATCATATCGACGATCGTGCCAGAACCAGAGCCAGCACTGGCGACATTGAACCATCGTGCTCGCGTCCACTTGACCTCCCGCTCGACCTCGGGCAATTCTTCTTTTGCCCACCAGCCGCGTGACAACGGCTCCGCGCTCCGAGAAGCGCCATAGGCCCCGTTGTCATGCTCGCACCCTCCGAAAAAGAAATCCAAAACGCCATTCTGGACTACCTCGCCACACGGGCTGACGTGATGGCGTGGCCCACCGCGTCCGTTGGGCTCTGGGATCCCACCAAGCGCACGTATCGCCGGCCGGGAAAGCACTTCCTCCGGGGCGTTGCGGACATCATCGGCATCGCCGCCGGCCAGTTCCTCGCGATCGAGGTGAAGACGCCGAAGGGACGCGTCTCGCCTGAGCAGGATGCCTTTCTCTCAGAGATCCGCCGGCGCGGCGGCATCGCCTTCGTCGCGCGCTCGGTAGACGACGTCATCGCCGAATTCACCAAACGCGTCTGGTTCAGAGGAGCCTAGCCATGACCGACCAGCATGCGCACCACCGCTCGCCCAAGACCTGGGGCGTCATGACACCACTCAAGGAGGCGCGGCTCTCCCGAGGCCTTCGCCAGTGCGACGTCGCACGCCGCATCGGTGTCTCCGACACCAAGTGGAACGCCATCGAGTGCGGGCGGCGGCCGGTGCCGCCGGAGATCGTTCGGGCGGTGTCCGACCTGCTCGGGATCGAGGTGCCGGCATGATGCACTTCGACGGTCCCGACTACGACGCCGTTCTCGACGAGGACCGCCTCACCGCCCAGCTCTCCCGCGTGAAGCGCCTGATGCTGGACGGCCGCTGGCGGACCCTGCGCGAGATCAGCAACAGCACCTTGGATCCGCCCGCCTCAGTGTCCGCACGGCTGCGCGATCTCAGGAAGTCGCGCTTCGGGGCGTATCTGGTCGAGCGCCGGCGCCGCGGTCCGGGGATCCGCGGGCTCTTCGAGTACCGGGTCGTGGCGCCCGCCGAGCTCCACCCGCCGCTCGAGGAGGCGTTCCAATGACCCCCGAAATCCCCACCTGGGCCTGGCGCGCCGCGGCCATCATCTTCGCCCTCTCGACGGCGCTGCTGGGGCTGGCGCTGGTGGCGGTGGGGTGGCGGGAGGAACTAACGCATGACGACGGCTAACGCCGCCAAGGCATTGTGATGTCTTTCTCGCTCAAATCCATCGCCGCCATGATCTTGAAGATCGTGGTTTGGCGCGGAATCGACACCGAGCGGAAGAATCGGCTAAGCGACGGCTGGGGGATTCCCGTCGCCCGCGCCAGCTTCGCAACGCCGCCCCACTTGTCCACGCGCACCCGCAGCGCGTCTTTGAACGCCTTAATTTCTGCGGCCATGTCGTCGATCTCGTTGTACCGCACCTTTGGCCGAACCGTGGGCCGGTCCTCGATGGCGCGATGGTCGCGGCTCTCGTCGATCTGCTCTTGCAGGTCGGCGATGATCTCCCCTCGCGCCTTCTTGGTCTTTGCTTCGGACCAGAGAAACATGAGGTCTCGAACGCCTTCGTACTTGGCAGCGAGACCGAGCGCCGCGTGGATGAACGTGGAGTCCAGGCCGGCATCGGCCATAGCAGCGCCGATGCGGTACAGCGCCGAATCCTTTGAGCGGCGGGCGGCGGACATGTTGGCGGCGTTTGCGCTCATAGAGTCCCCCTCAAGGTGAAACTGCCCTCGCGGATCTTTTGGACATGAATCTTCAGCTTCGCCATTTCTCGAGCTTCGGCGTCCTTATTCGTGTAGGCGCTGCACAGGAACACCTGCTCGTCGTAGATCACGATGCAGAGGCGCAGCTGCTTCGTCTTGCCGCCGTTCAGATTGTGCCACTTCATCTTGTACGCGTACTGGATGATGCCGCCGCGGCCCGTCGCGACCGACCACGACTTGTTGTTGTTGGGCGCCAGTTCCGGGTGCTGGGAGGGATAGCCATCGCGGAGCAGGAGCACGCGAGGGCGGATGACGGTCCTGTACTCCTCGTGAGTGAACGCCTGGTTTTTCCGCAGCTCGAAGAACGAGGCCAAGCCCCATTCAGTGATGATGATCGGCCATCGCTCTTTGGTCACGGCGCCTCCCGTCTCAGTCAATATAACATATCGGCATAACATTCAATAACCTTGAGTAACTTTTCATAACATTGCATACCCTATGAAGAATCCGGATAGCCGAGCAATGGCCCTCGAAGCCTGGCGCGCGGGGCGGACGTCGTGAAGCTGCATTTCCTCCTCAACGAACAGGACCTGAAGGCCGCGTGCGGGATGGTCGTCGGCGACAGCGAGCGAAAGCTTTGGACGACGGTTCCGCGCTACTTCTGGTCGGTCTCCGAGGTCGAGCGGTGCCGGCTGTGCCGTTGGGTCATTGGAGTACGTGCCATGAAGAAGACGAAAGCGAGGCGCCCATGACCCCGCTGGATGCGGCGCGCAAGCTCGTGAAGGGCTGGCCCACGGCGCCTAGTATGCGCGGGACGGTGCCTGCGGGCGTGGCTGTGGACGTGGCCCGCGCGCTGCTCGACCTCGTGGAAGAGTGCGATTTCGCGCACGGTTGCACGCCAACCGGAGAGCGGTGCCGCATCTGCAAGGTGCTAGACCGCCTCCGCACCGAGAGGAGCCCCGATGAGCCCGCTTGAATCGGCGCGTGCGACAGTTGAGCGGGGACGCCGCGGGGTCCGGGTGGCTCGCGCGTTGCTGGAGCTAGCCCAGGCGGCGAAGGCGATCCGTCACCACGCCCCGACGTGCCCCGCGACGTTCGCGCGGCCATGTACCTGCGGGCTGTCGAAGCTGAGAGAGGCGTTGGGGAGGGCCGATGAGCAAGGCGAGTGAATACGCGGCAAAGATGGACGCGCGGCATCGCAGAGCAGCGCGAGCGCCAACGTTCTCGTGCGGCGACTGGACGTGCGCCTATGTCAGCGGCTCGGGACAGCTTGAACTGCTAGCGGGTACGCTCACGCCCCCCGAAGCCCTCGCCCTCGCGGCCTGGATCGTGGAGACGTTTGGGGAGGGGACGAAGTGAAATTGAGCGAGATGATCCTGACCCTTCAGGCGAAGCAACGCATCTACGGCGACCTGACGGTCTGGGTCGGCTGGCCCAGCGAGCCGTTGCCGGCGACCGCTTCGCGCATCAGCTTCGGTGAGTTTTCGGATGGCCCGGAGCAACCGCCGCACACGCTCGTCATTGGGCCTGAAGGGCTGTTCGGCGAAGGCGACGGCGGGGAGGGCTCGTGACGGCGCATCACTGCAATTGCCGCGACTGTCAGGTGCTAATCCTAGATCGCGCGCGGCTACTCGCAACGCTGCGGAGTATCCACGACAGCTTGACCACGGCTGCCGTGGTCCTAGACAGCGCTCGGTGGCAAGCCATTCAGTATGACGGCAAGGTGCCCTGGCCTTGGAGCGAGTGGTACGCGGCGCAGCTTCGTGGCGAAGGCGACGGCGGGGAGGGGGCTTCGCGTGAGTAGGTGCGACTGTGGCGTTATCGGACCGCCTGAGGACCACGACAGCCATTGCTCGTGGCACCCGTCGAACGTGCTGCGCGATGAGATTGACGACCTGACGGCAGAGCGCGACCAACTCCAGGCCCGCGTAGACATCCTCGCGGCGGCGCTGCGGTCCATAGCCACCGGCGCCCTATTCATCGGCGACTCAGAAGCGACATCGGACGAGGGCTACCAGGAATGGGCGCGCTACGTGTACCCACACCGCGAGGCGAAGGTGATCGAGAAGGCCCGCGCCGCGCTTGCCGAGGCCGGGTTGGGGGAGGGGGAGTGAACGAGACGCAGCTACCGCAGTGGTCCTTTACAGCCTGGGCCGAAGAAGGCGGCGTTCAAGTGACTGTGCAGCCCGTCCACAACGGCTGCCGCGTGATGATCTGCACGCAAGCGGGCGACATCTACGCGACCCTCGCACCGTTCCGCGCGATTCGCCTGGCCGAGACGCTGCGGGACGCGCTGTTGCCGAAGAAGGACGCCCCCGAGAAGGCCGAGGGGTCGGAATGAGGCGCTGCCGCATAACGGACCTGGTGACCAGCCACGACGTGCAGGTCTCCGATGACGTGGGCGTTGAACTCATTCCAACCGCGGGCTCGACCATGCGGGTTCGCCTCAAGGGGCCGACCGAGCGGATCGAGTACACGGGCGTGACGTGGTTCAAGCTGTATGAGCCAGAGAAGGCCGAGGGGTCGGGCGATGGCTAAGGTAACGCGGCATTACCTTACGGGGGAGGCGGGCGATGGCTAGCCTGGACGAGCTGAAGCGGCTGGAGGCGGCGGCGACGCCGGGGCCGTGGCGCGTGGATCAGTGCGGCGAGGTCTATACCGAGGCCGTCACCGAATGGGACGAAGGTGCTGGCTGCGACCTCTACAAGACGCTGCTGAACACCAGCTACTACAGTGACGGGAACCCGAACGGCGCTCTGACGGCCGCGATGAGGAACGCCCTGCCCGCCTTGCTAGCCGTCGCCGAGGCGGCTCGCATCCCTGACGAGGAGCAGTTAGTCCCCGACGACGATGAGCGCGCGCCCGGTTGGGTCCTCGTGCCGCGGGAGCGCCTCAAGGCACTACGCGAAGCCCTCTCCGCCCTGGAGGCCCCGTGACGAGCAAGTCCGAGATCAAGCGCCTGGCGACCCTAGACCCCGGGAAGCTGGCGGAGAGGATGGCGAAGTTGGAGGCGGCGCTTCGGGTCGTCGATGTCATCAGGCGCCAGGAGATGACGACGGACGGGCTGATGCTCCGGAACGACCTGATGCGCGAATACCAGCAGGCGATCGAAGCCCTCGACGCCCTCGGGGCGGGTGATGACTCGCTTCACCGACACGCACCGCAAGATGGTTGACGCCATTCTGGCCTACGCCCGCGAGCAGGGGCTTAAGCGCCTCGACCTCAAGTGGCGCGAGGACGCTGACGGCGACGGCTACATGAGCATGGAGACGAGCGAGAAGCCCGCGCGGTTGTCGAAGGCCGACAAGCCTAGGAGACGAGGCGATGAGTGACGCGCGGCCGGACCTGGACGGCCTGGAATGGCGGGCGATCAACTCCACGGCGCGAGCCGGGGCGCTCGACACGGGCGAATGCCTGACGATCATCGCCTACGCCCGCCGCCTGGAGGCCGAGCTGGTCGCCCGCGATCCCCTCGCCATGTCGCAGAGGATCAACGAGCTGCTGGAGGACCGGCGCAGGCTGGAGGCCGAGCTTTCTAAGAACTCTCTATTGGAGAGTCGGCTAGAGAGCCTGGAGGCCGAGCGGGACGAGTTCTGCGACCATCTCGGCACCATCACGCGGAATCACAGGGCGGTGATCGAGCGAGCCGAAGCCGCCGAGCGCGAGCGGGACAAGTTCGACCAGTGGAATCGCGAGTCGCGCGCCCTGCTGCGGGAAGCCGAGCGCGAGCGGGACGAGGCGCGGGCCCAGGTCAAGAGCATCGCAAAGCAGTTAGCATGGTCGCGCGACGACGCGGGGGCTATTGAGTGCCAGCGAGACGAGGAGCGCGAGCTGCGGCGGCGGGCACTAATGCGGGCGCTGTTCTACCGTCGGGCGCTCCGCGAGGCCAAAGCCATGCGGACGGCAATCGGCTGGACGGTTGATCGTGCCATTGACGAGCGCGAGAAGGCCGAAGCCGAGGCGGCGAGGCTGCGGGTCGCCCTGGAGCCCGCGTCACAGGTTATAAGCACGGTTATAAGCCGTGACGGGCGTGAGCCTTATGGACCGAATGCCGAAACGGGGATGAGTAAATTTGCTCAACGCGGTGAGCAAACGCTCACCTTCGGTATGGGGATCGTGGGAAATCCCACCGTCCCACCTGACGAGGAGCTTCGCCTCGGCCCCAACGTAGACCGTGAGGCGTTGGAGAAGGCGCCCAACGTGATCCCCGAGGGCTACTTCGAGCGGCATCCGCTAAAAGAGCTGCGCGACGGGAAGTGGGTTGAGGTGAAGAAGGACGAGGGCGGAGGGGCGGGGGGGTGAGCGATAGTAGTTGGACGCAGTGCGACTCGTGCGGCGCGTCGATCTTGGAGCACAAGGCCAAGAAGGCGTGGTCGCGCGTTCACCTCGCAAGATTCCACGGCAAGGACACGGGGGGCTTTACCTCATTCGACCTCTGCCCGAAGTGCCTCCCGGCGCCGATGACGAACAACGGGCTGATCGCCGCGCTCAAGCGGGCGCTGGGGCGAGGGCGGAGGGGCGGGGGGTGAAAGTCGCCTTCTTCGGCACCATCGAGCGTCGGCAATGGGGCTCGCCTGAGCCCCAGCCGCTGTTTCTCGGCACGCCGATCCCGATCCTGGCCAAGCTGCGGCAGCTGGCCGGCGAGAACGGCATGTACCTGCGCTGCTCGCTTGAGATCGAGGGTGAGCCGCCGCTCACCGCCGAGGGGATGGCAGATCTTGAGCACCTACTAGGCGCCGGCGGGCCAAAGGGGGATCTGAGCCGCGCTAGCGAACGGCTCGCCACCACCGAGCGCTTCAGAATCGGCGAGGTCGATTTCTTGAAAGCCCTCGAGGCGGCCCTAGGCAAGCGGGCCAAGCTGAGGGTCGAGTTTCGAGTGAGGCCGAGAGATGCGGGGTGATGGGGGGGGAGCTATATCGCTATACCGGATAGCGGTATAGCTAGCCCAGCCAACCTGTGAGGAACGAGTCCCACGTCATCTTCAGGCGCTCGAGCAAGCCCGGATCGCCCTCACGAAGGTCGGTGCGCGCCTCATACCTCGTATCCACGTTCGCCGGAAAATCCTGGAGCGCCGCGCGACAGAGCGCGATCGCCGTCGGCTGCTTGATGCCTCGACGCTCCGCTGCGGTCGAGGCGAAGATCCGGTGGCGCGGCTTGTTCTCTTCCGGCCCGATCACGTACAGCCAGATCGAGTTCAGGTAGAAGTGCGACGACTCCTTGAACGTGCTGCAGGACGAATAGTACTGCGAGCTGCTGCAAACCGTCTTCCAGCCCAGGTCAACCACGTTCCGGTCGCCTTCCTTCCACGACACCTTGACCGCCTGACATTGCGCGCCGGAGGCCTTCTCCACAACGGGCAGGCCTTTCACCTTCGCCGCGTTCGTGCAGGCCTCGACGACCTTCTCGGCCATCTCGTCGTCATCTTCGGCGGTGTCGGCTACGAAGCAGATCGGCGACGCGGGTGTCACCTCGATGTCCTCCTTGCCGAAGGCTTTCACCGAGACATCAAGCTTCTCGCCGGTCGAGACGCATCCCGCGCTTAACAACATCAATAGAATGAGTGCGCGCATCTTTATCGCCCTCCCGCGACCCTTGTCGGCGCGATGCAGTTTTAGGTGAGTTAAAACTCACTCTAACCACTGAGGAAAAGTCCCCAGACCCCGCCCAACCCCTCTCGTGTCGCTACCATACAAGTTTATGGTAGACGCCTGCTCAGCCCTCTGGAACAACTTCCTGCAAGCCTTGCGGGCCAAGCATTACAGGAGGTGGGCCGTGTTTGATTTCTCCAATCTCTCTGAGGATCTGTCTGGCTTCCGAGCGCTTATCGAGGCCGCAGACGCTACGCTGAGCGCGCCTTACGCGATCGAAACCAAGGTGGACCGGTACTACTCGGCCATCCGCGGACTTGAAGGGGCCTCCCTCGAGCTCCGGCGGCGGATGCGGGAAATGCAGGCTCTTCGGGACAGCCTCAAGCGCCGCGTCATCCGGATGCAGCGCGAACTCGTTGACGACATGCGCTGCCGCAGGCGTGTTTGGCTCGCCGGCGTGGAGACTGCCGCCGTCCTCCACCAACGCGCGCGTGTGCTGATCACCGAGCCGTTCGCCGACCCGACGCCGCACTTCCCGGCGCTCGGACGATACATCCGCGCGTCGTTTGCCTGGGACAAGCCGCGCCTGCTTGTTGGTGTCAACGACGGTGATCCTGTCGCTCGAGAGATCGCAGCCGTGGAGCCAGGGCACTTTGTCCAGTTCTCAACGCGCCGGATGCTTGCCGTCTAACAGGCGATCCAGCTTATCCTCGATGGCCTTTAGGCGGGACTCGATAGCATGCGGCGGCGGCGGAACCGACTTATCACGGACCAGCTTGTATCCAGGAGGAACGAGCAGCTCAATGGGCGTGACGCCGAGCACCTCCCCGATCTTCACGAGCGTCTCCCACTCCGGGAGGTGCTTCCCCGCTCCTTTTTCAAGGTCGCTGACCGGCGAATTCGAGGTCCAGCCCAGCTTCTTGGCGAAGTCGGCCTGCGACATTTTCCGATTAGGGTCGTCTCGCCAGCTCTTGATTCGGGCCCCGAGCACGGCCCTCAGGTCAAAGAGCTCCATGACTTATCGCCAATCGACATAAGTATCGCGAAACGACATTGACGGCTGCGCAGCCCCCTGATAGAGAAGGGGGCATGAGAACGCTAAACCGTCGATTGTTCATGCAGCGTCTTACGGAGCGGGGTGGGTCGAGGCCCTACGAGTGGCTGGCCGTTACGGCCAACGTCTCGGCGGCAACGGCTCGGGCTTTAGCGAAAGGGGTCCACAAGACCGTCCCCACCTTTCCGGTGATGGAACGGATTGCGAAGGCCCTCGATTGTCCGGTGCTGGAGCTGTGGCTCGACGCGCCTGCCGCTCAGGAGCGGCGGCCGACTAAGGCGACGTCCGCCGCCTTATAGAGAAACTGCCCAGCTTCTGAAACACCCATCTAGAAAGGGTCGCAATCCCGCGACCCTCGGGGACCCTTTGTCCCCAAGCTGTCCACAGGGAGAGGGCCTCCATCTGTTGTTGTCACGCGGCTGGTGGGGGCTCCTCTCCTACAGGAGAATGATCGATGATCGCCGGCCCGGTCCCGCACACCGCCCTAGACGACCTGCTCGCACGCTTCCGTGACGCGCCCGCTCTTCTCACCTTCGACGAGCTCATGATCATCGACGACGCCGTCAACGGCGCCGAGGTGGTCTTCTCGCCCGCGCAACGCCAACTGCTCGACGATCTCCTGGCCGCCAAGCATGACGGCTGGGCGCTCTACCTCGATGCCGTATGGACGGAGCGAGAGCGCATGAAGAAGTGGGAGGACCGCTTCGCCGAGCAGAAGAAGGCCGCCGAGCGCCGCTACGACCAGAAGGCGCAACGCTATGCCGAGATCCTCCGGGCGCGCGGCCGCGACCGCGCCGAGGGCGAGATGAGCCGCTCATGGCTCAAGGTCGGCAGGCCGGTGGAGACGACGCGCGAACCGACGGACGAGGACGCTCTCTCGCTGGCGCCGTTCGTTCGCTCGAAGCTCATTCACGCCTGGGACAAGAAGGCGATCCTGGCTGCGATCGACGAGGCGAAGAAGGCCGGAAAGCCCGCCCCGTTTGACTTTGCCGTCGTCCGCGAAACCTACTCACCGCAGTTCGAGATCCTCACCAGAAGGGACAAGAAATGACCACCGCACTTCAGCGCCGAGAGGCCGGCGCCGTCGAGACCTACGGGATGGAACAGGCGAAGGTCGATCTCATCAAACGCACGATCGCCAAGGGCGCCACGGACGACGAGCTGCAGCTGTTCCTCTATCACTGCGCCAAGACCGGCCTCGACCCGATGGCCAAGCAGATTTACTTCCGCAAGACGAGAAGCCGGGGCGAGGAGCAGCTGACGATCATCACCGGGATCGACGGCTACCGCCTCATCGCCGACCGAACGGGCAAGTACGCCGGCTCCGACGAACCCGAGTTCGACGACGAGACCAACCCCACGAAGGCTACGGTGACGGTCTACAAGCTGGTCGGCGGCGTGCGCTGCCCCTTCACCGCCTCGGCACGGTGGGCGCAGTACTACCCCGGCGACTCCCAGGGCTTCATGTGGCGCAAGATGCCGCATCACATGCTGGCCAAGTGCGCCGAGGCGCTCGCGCTCCGCAAGGCATTCCCCGCCGAGCTCGGGGGCCTCTACACGAAAGAGGAGATGGACCAGGCGCGCGGCGAAAGCGTCGAGGACGGGCCGCAGGAGCCGATCCTGGTGAACGGGAACAGCGCTGCCGCGCCGGAGCCAGCGAAGAAGAAGCTCGGCCCCAACGACTACGACGACGAGAACCTGGGGCGCCGGCGCATGCTCGAGGGCTGGCTGAAGACGAAGGGCATGCACGAGAAGCTCTGGGAGCCGATCCGCAAAGCCTGCCACGGCCAGCCGCTGGATCAAGCAAAGACGATCGCCACGCGGATCTACGACGAAGCGTGTGCGGCCGAGGCCGAGGCGCAGATCGCGCGCGACGCGTTCGCGGAGTGAGGGGGTGTTGGGTTGGGGTTACACGCCGACGGGAGGTGGCGAGGTGAGGATCAGGACGATCAAGCCGCAGTTTTGGACGTCTGGGGACATCAAGCGGCAGAGCGACAGCGTCGCCCTCTTCTTTATCGGCCTCTGGAACGCCGCCGACGACGAAGGGAAGCTCAAGTATGACCCTGTGGAAATCTCCGCGCGGCTAGGCGGTAGGTGGGACGCGGGTAAGGTGCGGCTCTTCGTCGGCAAGCTAGTGGCTGGCGGTCAGATCATCGTCAGCCAGGACTCGGGTTGGCTTCGGGTCGTCAACTGGTCGCATCAGAAGATCAACAGGCCGCTTCGGCCTTCCGTGAAAGTGGAAGAAATCGAATGGCTTACGAAGCGTGATTCACTGAACGCTCACGACAATTCGATGAGCGCTCACTGCAAGTATAGGAAGGGAAAGGAAGGGAAAAGGAAGGGAAGGGATTCCCTTACGGGGCAGACCCCCTTCGCTGAAGGGGGATCCGCTGGCGAGGAAAGCCCCCCGGCTGAGCTAGCCCCCAAGAAACCCCGCGCCCTCCCCTCGGCCGAGACGAAGACCGGCCGGACGTGGGCGGCCTACTCGCAGGCCTACCGGCTTCGCTACGGCGAGGAGCCGGCGCGCAACGCCAAGGGCTTCGGCATCTGCTCGCAGCTCGTGGACCGTCTGGGCGCCGAGGAGGCTCCCGAAGTCGCCGCCTTCTATGTCGGCCACAACGACAGCTTCTACGTCCGCTCCCTTCACCCGCTCTCACTCCTCCTGCGCGACGCCGAGAAGCTTCGGACCGAGTGGAAGGTCGGCCGCCAGATGACGCAGACGACCGCCCGCCGCGTCGAGCAGGCGCAGTCCAACGCCGACGCCATCCGCGATTACCTCGCCGACGAGGGGGCGTAGCCGTGGACCCGAAGCTGCGCTTTCTCGAGATGCTCAACACGGTGGCCGCGCTAGCCAACGTCTCGCTCACAAAGACCCTGGTCGGAGTCTACGTGGAGGAGCTCGAACCCGTCGGCCTCGAGCGCGCCACCGCCGCCCTCCGCCGCTACGCCACGAAGACGACCCCGCGCACCGGACTGCCGACCGTCGAGCAGATCAAGGCGGACCTGGGTGCCGCCGAGCCCTCGGACGAGTCCAAGGCGCGCGACGCCGTAAGCCGCATCATCCAGGCGATCTCGGTCCACGGTTACAACTGGCCCGAGAGAGCCCAGGCCGCCGTCGGCACGCTCGGCTGGGAACTCGTGCGCCGCGCCGGGGGCTGGGAGGCGATCTGCCAGGAATACACCTACGCGAAGGAGCACGCAGTGCTCGCCGCCCAGTGGCGCGAACTCGCCAAATCGCTGCTTGAAAGAGCCCGCACCGGCCAGCTGGACACCGCGCCGTCGCTCTACCCGGCCGAGACGGCAGGGGTCGTCTCGAAGGCCCTCACCCTGGCTCTAAACGGCGGGAAGGGCCGTGAGCCATGAGCGTCGGTGGGCGCCTTGCTATCTCTGCCAGGGAACCGGGACGGTCCTGGCGCTCAAGCGCGACTACCTTCTCGGCTCGGCATTTGCGTTCGCCTGCTCGTGCGATGAGGGCCGGAAGTGGCCGGCATATCCCTCGTGGCGGCAGGAGCTCAGAGAGCAGTTCGTGCCCCGCTGGGAGCATCTCATGGCCGAGCGCCGCATGAAGGAGGACCCGACGTGCGTACCCTGATCCGCTGGCTCCGCATCAAGCTTGCCGTCCGCCGCCGAAGGCGCCTCGAGGTCCGCATCAACCCGACCCGCAGGCTTCCCCTGATCCGGGCGAGCGATCTCTACCGGGCGCAGCGAATCGAGGAGGGCGCGCCGTGACCAGCAGCCTGAATAGCTTCGACCGCGAGTTGATCAACCTCGAGTCCGCGCTGTGGGACAAGGAAGCCGAGATCAGGCTGGCCGAGGACATCATCGGCCAGCTTACGGACATCCAGTCCCTCCTAAGCGAAGAGCAGCGACCGACCGTCGGCCCGCACGTCGCCAAGGCAATCGAGAGCGCCGAGAAGGACCTAGCCGAGATCGAGAAGCAGCTGGAGGAGGCGACCGACGAGTACAACGCGGCTCTCCGCCGGCGCGGCTTCCAGTCGGAGGACCAGTGGCACATGGAGCTGGAAAGGCGGTTGAGCGTCGTCGAGCTTGATTGAATCGCGGCGGCAGTGGCGCCGTTCGCGTAACACCAGAGGGAGATCCCATGAAAACCGTCAACGTCAAGATTCGGGGCGTGAGCCCGCTGCTGCTCAACAAGTTCAAGGACCAGGACGAGATCCCGGCGAAGGTCACGAAGGGCAAGAAGGACTACGGCACGCCGCGCGAGCAGGCCGAGAAGACCGCTTACGCCGACGAGGCGACCGGCCGGCTGTGGGTGCCGTGGTCGTGGATCTCCGGATGCATTCGCTCAGTGGCGTCGGACTATAAGATCAACGGCTCCCGCAAGAGCGTAAAGTCGGTGTCGAGCGGCGCCGTGCGCCTCACCGACGAGCGCCTCTTCTTCGATGAGGCCTTCACGATTGCCGACATCGAGGTGGACTCGCGGCCGGCCGTTGTGCAGCGGGCCCGCATCATGCGCCACCGCGCACGGCTTGAGAACTGGACGCTGTCGTTCGCAGTCGAGGTGGAGGAGGACATCCTCCCGCTCGATCAAGTCCACGAGATCCTCAATGACGCAGGCAAGCGCGCTGGCCTCGGAGACTACCGCGTCGAGAAGGGTGGGCCGTTTGGCCGCTTCCAGGTCGTCGCGTGGAGCGTGATGAGCGAAGGCCAGGATGCGAAGGTCGAGAAGTTTGAGCCGAAGAGGAAGCGGGCTTGATGGAGAGGTCCGGCAAGGTTGGGCTTGGCAGGGCATCGCTTGTCGCAGCGGGGCTTGGCAAAGCTCGGCTCGGTGCGGGCGGGACGGCGAGGCAAGGCAGGGTTTGGTTTCGTATCGTGTGGCTCTGCATGGCAAGACGCGGAAGGCTGGTCGTGGTCCGGCTCGGCACGTTCAGGCACGGCTTGAATTGGCCTGGCTAGGTTGGGCGCGGACGGATTGGCAAGGCATCGCAGGGCTGGGTCTGGCATGGTCCGGTCCGGCATGGCGAGGAGCGGATGGAGAGGGATGGCATGGTCAGGCTGGGCTGGGCTCGGTGAGGTTAGTCCTGTCGAGGCGAGGTCTGGGTGGTTCGGCAAAGGAAGGCATCGCGCGCCACGGTTAGGCAGTGCGTCGCGTGGCTCGGTTGAGTCGGGCTTGGCAAGCCATGGCTCGGTTCTGCGGAGTTCGGCAAGGCTCGGTTCGGATGGTTAGGCATGGCAGGGTTTCGCGCAGCGGCGCAGGGCGGGGCGCGGTAAGGAAGGCGCGGATGGAATCGGAAGGCCCTGCTTGGCGGGCTTGGGCTCGGCGCGGCAGGGCATGGCATTGCGTTGTACGGCACGCCTCGGCTGGGCACGGCGTGGAAGCCCCGGATCGGCACGGTACGGCCGGGTTTGGCAAGGCGCACTTTGGCGTGGCTCGGTAGGGCACGGACGGCGAGGATCAACAAACATGACGACCGCAAGTGACAGCGCCTTCCCCTCTGGCGTCCTCATGTCGGAGTCCTGCCCCTACCAGCGGGGGCTTTCGCGGCGCGACTACTTCGCAGCTCTGGCGATGCAAGGTCTGGCCTCTGACGTCTCGGGTGCCATGGCCAAGCTCGCGGCCAGAAACGGCGTGCCGCTTACCAAGGTGATCGCGGGTGTGGCGCGAGAGCTGGCCGATGCGCTCGAGGCCGAGCTCAAGCTGCCCACCCAAAAAGGTGAGGGGTCATGACGATCATCAACCCCGCGCTCACCGCGCCCGCCTGGGCTCGCTACCGCGGCGAGAAGGTGCGGGTGTTCTGGGCGACGAAGAGCGACGAGCACGTCACCTGCGAGTTCATGACGGGGCCGCACGTCGGCAAGTGGACGTCGGCGGTCAGGAAGGAGCTTGAGCCGTGGGTGGAGGAGTACGAGCCCGAGGACCTGGAGGAGGGGCGGTGAGCGGCGTGGCACGGCTAGGCGAGGTCTCGCGAGGCACCGTCTGGTTTGGTTAGGCCTGGTCTGGTGTGGTTTGGACGGCACGGAGGGGCAGATGGATTGGACGTCGTACGAAACGATCACCTTGTTCTACTTGGCGACCTTCTGCCTCGGCATGGCCACGGGCCTCTGGGCGGCACGTCGATTCTGACAAGCAATCGCGGAGGCTGGTATGCGCAGCTGTAACGGCCAGGGTTTGGCGCTGGACACCCAGCGAGCGATCGACAGGTACGTTTCCGAGGTCGTGGAGGCCATCGAATGGGCCATCCACAAGAAGTACATTGAGCAGACGATCCCTGGGTACTTCCCGTGGTTAGAAAAGCAGCAGAGGGAGACGCGCCGTGAGACGAGGCACTAGCCGGACGCAGGCGGCCGTGGCAGAACAGGCGGGTTCTTTGACAACCAGCGAGCCCCGCTTGCGCTCGGTGAGGGAGGTGGCCGACCTTCTGCGCGTCTCGGCGAAGACCGTCTACGACTGGACGGCCGACAGGAAGCTCCCCTCCTATAAGCTGGGCAAGCGGGTCTTGATCGACATGGCGGACGTGGAGCGGCTACTTGCGCGAGCCAGGACCTTCTAGGAGGTCCCATGCCTATCGAACGCGGAGCCCGCAAGGCCGGCAAGGCCTACCGGGCGGTCTTCAAGGTGCGTCGCACCCGCTTTCAGTCGCCCTGGTTTCGCTCTGAAGAGGAGGCCAAGGACTGGGAGGCGAGAAAGAGGACCGAGATCCAAGACGGCCAGGTGGTGACCGGCCGCAAGATCCTGGTCCAAGACTTCACCAAGCTCTGGCTCGAGAAACACGCCTACGCCCGCAAGACCTTCGGCGCTGCCGTGCGCGACGAGTCGGTGACCAGGAAGTACATCGACCCCCGCTTTGGCTCTCGCCAACTGCGAAGCCTCACCTTCCAGGACCTGGACTTCTTCTTTTCCGAGCTCGCCCGCTCCGGGACGGTGAAGCCCAAGACGGTGAACAACTGCATCGGCACCGTGAAGAAGATGCTCTCTGATGCCGTGCGCTGGGGGCACCTCTCCTCCTCGCCGGCCGCTGCCCTCAAGCGCTTTGAGGTGCCAGACGAGGAGGTCACCTACCTCTACCGAGACGAGGTGGCCAAGCTCCTGGCCTACGCGGCTGTCCATCGGCCGCACGAGCACGAGATCATCCTCTTCGCCCTGAACACAGGCTGCCGCCTTGGTGAGTGCGTGGCGCTTTCCTGGGGCAAGGTGGACTTGGGACGGCGCACGGCGCTCATCTCGGCCACCTGGGCGGACAAGGAAAGACGGGTGGTCGAGCGCACCAAGGGAAAGAGAATCCGTCAGGTGCCCCTCAACTCGGAGGCGCTCTCGCTCTTTCGCCGCATGCATCTTCTGGGGCGAAAGGCCGAGGACCTGGTCTTCGCCCGGGTGTCCTACTCGGCGCTCACCAACCACGGCGGCTTTGCCCGGCTACTTCGGCGCTCGGGCCTCAAGGACGCCTTGGACCGCGGCGCCACCTTCCACTCGCTTCGCCACACATTCGCCTCTGAGTTCATGAGGGCCGGCGGCGGCTTGTGGGACCTGCAAAAGCTTCTGGGCCACGCGACGATCACCCAGACAGAGAAGTACGCGCACTTTGCCCCTGGCCACACGGCGGGGCTTACCGATCGCGTCGGCTTCGCGACACCGCAGGGCGAGAGAGTGCCGGTCCCCACGGCGGTCCCCAAAACGGCGATTTCAGCTTCGTAAGAGGCGGAAATCTCGGGGGAAACAGGAGCGGGAGGGGAGGGAATCGAAAAATCGCCAGCGGCCTTAGCACGTTAGCAGCATCTGTCCGAAACCCTTACCAGTCCTCGCTCACGCAGAGTCTATCCACAGTCCGCCATGTCGGCAAGGTCTGGTCCCTAGAGGCACGTCGGTCCCCAAACGGTCCCCAAAGTCCCCGAAGGAGGAAGCCATGCGCGTCGATCTGAACGGCTGGATCTGGGAGATGCGGGATGATGGTCAGTGGTGGCTCGTGGCGATGGCGCTCACGTGTCGGCCGCGGTAGGCTCTAGCGAGCATTGGACTTCCAGCGCATCTCAACAACGTCTAGCCCGCGGGTCTTGGCCTCGCGGGGCTTGTCGTTTGGTATGCGCGAGGTATGCGGCCGATATACCGGAAGCGGCGCTCACCACCCGCTGGTGCGCGCCCGGGCGATCCTGGCGTTCACCTTCTTCGAGCTCCACCAGAGCCACGTCGCGCACGTGAGGACGAAGACGACCAGGCCGATCACTTCGCTCTGCCAGGTGTCCAGGCGGTAGAGCGCGGCTTCAATCTGGCCGACAACCGAGCCCACGAAGAAGCTGAAGAACAGCCAGCGCTCGACCGTGTCGGGCAGAGACCTCGTGATCACCCGCACTCCTCCAAGGTCTCAGGCGCGTACGAGATCGACGCCTTCCGGATCCACTGGCTGACGTTGCCGCCGGTGAAGCGCTCGGCGTTCTTCCGAACCGCCTCCTTCTCCGCCTCCGAGACCTTGATGATGAGCAGCTTGTCTTTCCTCGGCGGCTTGGAAGGCATGAGCGGGTAGTCGTTCACGGTTCATCCCAAAGTTGCGTGGCGGGTTTGGCGGACTATATCCTGAGCGTATAGACACCACACGCCAACCGTCAAAAACGCAGATTGGGTCCATGGCAGGTAAGACCGAGGTCGCTCAGCGAAAGGGCGGCAGGCCGACCAAATTCTCCGATCGCATGGTGGAACGCCTCCTCGAGATGGCCAAGGCTGGCGCGACCGACGCCGAGATGGCCAAGGCGATCTGCGTCTCCCGCCGCACGCTGCAGCTCTGGAAGGGGAAGCACCCCGAGTTCATGCGCGCCCTGCAGGAGGCGAAGGACGTCGCCGACGAGATGGTCGAGCTGTCGCTCTACCGGCGCGCCACCGGCTACAGCCACCCGGCCATCAAGATCTTCTGCTCGGGCGGCGAGATCTTGACCCAGAAGTACGTCGAGCATCACCCGCCGGACACGACCGCCTGCATCTTCTGGCTGAAGAACCGGCAGCCTGACAGGTGGCGGGACCAGAAGAACGTGGCCTTGGCCGTGAAGTCGCTCAACGAGCAGATCGTGGATGCTTTGAGCGAGGGCGACGAAGACGGTGCTGCAGAACTTCCGCAGTAGCGCCTGGCGGCTCGCCAACCTCTACAAGATCACCGACAAGAACTCTCGGCTCTCCTTCTACCAGCCCAACGCCGTTCAGCGGCGCCTGCACGCCAGCCACGCCAAGCGCAAGATCACGCTGAAGGCCCGCCAGTTCGGTATCACCACCGACGCGGTGCTTCGGCGCTTTGACTCCTGCATCTGGAGCCGCAACAAGACGGTCTGCATCCTGGCGCACAAGCAGGAGGCCCTGCCCAAGATCTTCGGGATCGTGAAGACCGCCTACAAGAACCTGCCCGAGAACCTTCGCCCCGAGATCGACAAGGGTGGCGGCTCCATGTACGAGTTCCGCTTCCCGAAGCTGAACTCGACCATCTACACGGCGCTCGAGGTCCGCGGCGGCACGATCCACGAACTCCACGTGTCGGAGGCCGCCTTCATCCCGAAGGAGCGGATCGACGCGACGCTACAAGCCGTCCCGCTGGGGGGCCTCGTTGAGTTCGAGACCACGCCCAACGGTCTGAATCACTTCTACGATCGCTGGATGGACACGGAGGACGGCTACGAGCGGTTCTTCTTCCCGTGGTTTTTTCACGGGGAGTACAAGCTCGCCACTTCTCCCCTTCGTCTTACTGACGAGGAGGAGCGGCTTGTAGCTTCGGCCGCCTCTCGGTACGGGATCGCGCTCACCCATGAGCAGATCGCCTTCCGCCGCTTCAAGATCAAGGAGCTCGGGCCGCGCACCTTCCAGCAGGAGTATCCGGAGGACGATCAGACGTGCTTTCTGGCCTCGGGCTCCAATCCGTTCGACACGGCTAGGCTCAAGGCCAAGAAGGACGCGGCACCACGCCCGATCGAGGTCAAAGACCAGATTTGTATATACGAGCGCTTCGACAAGTCAAAGACCTACGTGATCGGCGCCGACGTGGCCGAAGGAGTGCGCTCGGACTACTCCGTGGCGACCTGCTTCTGTGTCGAGGACAAGCGCGAGGTGGCGTTCTTCCGTGGTCACCTCTCGCCCAGCGAGTTCGCCGACAAGATCCACCAGATGGGAAAGCTCTACTCGAGAGCTAACCTCTGGCCGCAGGTGATGGTCGAGCGGAACAATCACGGGCACGCGACCATCCTGAAGCTGGTCGAGGTTCTGCGCTACCCGGGCCTCTGGGTCGCACCCGACGAGAAGATCGGCCACCACACGACGACGCTCACGCGGCCGCTGTTGATCGATACCTTCGTTGAGGCGGTGAATACCGATCTCTTCGAGATCCGCTCGCGCGACACTTTTGCCGAATGTCTCACCCTCGTCGATAATAACGGCAAGATCGAAGCGGAAGAGGGAAAGCACGACGACGCGGTGTTCGCTACGGCTCTCGCGGTGAAGCTGGCGCTCGAGTACCTGCCCAAGGTCAACATCTACAAAAACATCGAGACGAAGGTGCTGGTGTAATGGCGGTAGCTCCCGTGAAGAAGGTGCCCGCTGAGGACGACGAGCCGCGGAAGCCTGGCAAGGCCTTGGCCTCGAAGTCCGAGAACCCCATAGTCAACCTGATCGAGGGGAAGGACGAGAAGACCGTCGTCCTGACGGCCGTCGATCCGGACAGCCAATACAACCCCTGGAACCCGGACGAGCTCTACCAGAAGACCGGCGACTACTCGATCTACGAAGACATGATGAAGGACGATCAGGTCGCGGTCGCCATGGCCGTGAAGAAGGACCTGATCATCGGCTCGGGCTGGCACATCGCCTGCGAGGAAGAGGGCGACGAGGACATCAAGCAAGACCTCGAGGTGGCCCTCACCGAGGACATCGAGACGAGTCTCGACGACTGCCTCTCGGACATGCTGACCGCCTACGACATCGGCTTCTCGGTGACAGAGAAGCAGTTCAAGCACCGAGACGACGGCTCGCTGACGCTGAAGAACCTCAAGACCAGGAACCCTGTCTCCTGGCTCTTCCACCAGGACAAGCACGGCAACGTCGTCCGTTACGAGCAGCAGGGGGCGGACAAAGAGTTCGCCGACATCGACCCGAACTCGATCATCCACTTCGTCAACGCCCCGAGGTACGGCAAGCCCTACGGGACCTCCGACCTCCGAAGCGCCTACCAGGCCTACTTCATCAAGCAGCAGATCGTCCGCTTCTACGCCATCTACCTCGAGAAGGCGGCGAGCCCGACGCCGGTGGCGAAGTACGACCGGAACATCGCGCTCGATGCCGAGATCCAGACGCTCCACAACACGATCAAGAAGCTCCAGACGAGTTCCGCCCTCACGATCCCGAAGGACCTCGAGGTGGAGTTCCTTCAGGCGGTCGGCAATGGCGAGGCCTACGTGAAGGGGATCAACCTCTTCAACATGTTCATCGGCCGCGCCCTCTTCGTGCCTGACCTTCTGGGCTTCCAGGGCGGAGAGACCACGGGCGGCGCCCAGGCCTTGGGCCGCGAGCAGATGGTCGTCTTCTTCAAGCACGTCATGCGCCGGCGCCGGTCACTTGAGAACCTGATCAACCACCACATCATCAAGCCGCTGGTCATCTGGAACTACGGGCTTCTGGACAACTACCCCAAGTTCAAGCTGAACCCGATCGAGGAAGACCGCGCTGTCGAGAACGCCAAGCTCTGGCTGGAAGCCGTCAAGGGCAAAGCCTTCACGCCCACGCTGGCCGAGATCAACACCTTCCAGAGGATCTGCGAGTTCCCGGAGACCTCGGAGGAGGAGTGGGACGAGCAGCAGCAGGACGCCATCGAGAAGGCCGCCCAGGAGGCGGCGATCCTAGCCGGTGAAGAGGACCCAGAGGCCAAGGCCGACGCCGAAGGCAAAGGCAAGAAGCCCGGAGAGGAGAAGCCCGAGGCCAAAGCCAAGGACTCTTTCAAGGCCTACGTCCTGCCGGCCGGCGACTACCACCGGAAGACCGACTTCAGGGCGATCGAGAAGCAGCTCGACTCCAACCTAGACCTTTTCATCGCCAAGGCGACCCCGCTGGTGAAGGAGATCTTCTCCAAGTTCGGAGATCGCGTTGCCAAGGTCAACACGGGCAAGGCCAAGCGCCTTGAGACGCTCGAGCACCTGACGCTGCCCAAGCCCGAGCTCAAGCGCTTCGAGAAGCTCCTGGACGACTCGTTTCGGGAGACCTTCGAGCGCTCTCGCGAGATGGCCCGTGGCGAGATCTTCAAGGAGAAGTTCGCCGTCCAGCCGGCGCCCGAGTTCCTGAAGACCTTGGAGGAGGAGGACTACAACTTCGTCAAGGACTGGGAGTACCAGACCACCAAGCGCGTCCGCACCGAGATCATCGCCGCCGTGAAGGACGGGCGCCCCATCTCGAGCGTGGTTGATGCCCTGGGCGCCGAGGTCCAGAAGGAGGCCTTCGCCGCGGTCGAGCGCTACGCCCGCACCAAGTTCACCGAGGTGATGAACAAGGGGCGGCTCGCCTACTTCAAGGAGACCGGGGTCGTGGGCGCCTACCAGTACTCGGCGATCTTGGACGACCGGACGTCTGACATCTGCCAGGGCCTCCACGGCAAGGTCTTCCGTGCCGGCACCGAGCCCGTCCCGCCCATGCATTTCAACTGCCGCTCCCTCCTCGTTCCCATCACCAACTTCGAGGAGTGGGAGGCGGACACGAAGGTGGGCGGCAAGGGGATCGACGACTTCATCGACGAGCACAAGGGCAAGGGCTTTGCCAGAAACTGACGCCGACATCCACGTCATGCCCGCCGACGAGGGGCACGAGGACTCCCGGTACTGCTGGTGCGCGCCACGCGAGATCTGGCAGCCAAGCTTCCAGCGACAGCTGTGGGTCCATCGAAGCTGGTTCGAGCGCATGCGGGGCGACGACGCCCCTGAAGGAGAAACGTATGCCTTTGTCTAGCCAGCAGCACACGCCGCGTCTCATGGGTGAGGACGAGCACTCGATCAAGTACGGGTGCGAGCCCGACTCCTACGAGGCCGAAGGCCAGGAGACGCGCGAGGTCGATGGCGTCCTGGTCACCGTCGGCAAGAGAAAGGCCGACGGCAAGACCGGCGTCGTCTCGGCCTCCTTCAAGAAGCCCGACTACGATTCGGAGAAAGCCGCCGCCTGGATGGCACGCCAGGACTTCGCAATCGAGCCCGCCGAGCTCCACACGGTAAAAGGAGTCGAGATCTTCTCGACCGGGCTCTGGAACGGCAAGCAGATCAGCGACGCCGACCTCGACGCCATCGTGGACGCCTACGCAGCGACCAAGGACACCGTGGCGCCGCACCTAAAGCTGGGCCACGACGACGACCAGAAGCTCCTGCAGGCCGACGGCTTCCCGGCCGCGGGCTGGGTCGAGAACGTCCGCAAGGTCGGCTCAAAGCTCGTCGCCGACTTCGTGGATATACCGCGCAAGATCTACCAGCTGATTCAGAACCGCGCCTACCGGAAGGTCTCTTGCGAGATCTACAACAACATCGACATCGAGGGGCGGAAGTTCCCCAAGATGCTTGGTGCTGTTGCCCTTCTGGGCTCCGACCTGCCAGGCGTCCTCAACCTCTCCGACATCCTCTCGCTCTACTCCGGACAACACGCTCACGCGTCAATCGAAAATTTTGCCAAGCGTGAAACGGCGGACGTAATCTCGATAGTAGAAGCTTCCACCACAACGGAGCATGAAGACATGGCGCAAGCCGACGTCGATACGTTCAAGGCGCGAGCCGAAGAGGCCGAGAAGGCCGCCGCGGCCGCGAAGGCCGAAGCCGCCGCGAAAGACGCCGAGATCGAGAAGTACAAGGCCCAAGCCGCCGCCGCCGAGAAGGCACGCGTCGAGGAGCGGGCCAAGGCCGAAGCCGCGAAGGTCGATGCCTTCGTCACCGGGCTGGTGGCCGAGAAGCTGTGTTCCAAGGCGATGGAGCCCGCTGTCCGGGCTCTCGCCGGCGAGGCGAAGGAGACCTACTCGGTCGGCGACAAGAGCCTGACCCGCACCGAGCTCGTGAAGCAGGTCCTGACGCTGGCCAAGGAGGCCGCGAAGGTCAACTTCTCGGAGACCACGAAGGACGAGGGCGCTGCTGCGGCCAAGGACCTCGGCGCCAAGATCGAGAAGTACGCGGCCGAGCACAAGGTCTCGTACTCGGCGGCCTACAAGGCGGTCACCCGCGGGGTTGACCTCCCGGCGGCCGCCATGCGCGAAGAAGACGCCGCCTAACCACCACGACGTGAAGGGATAAGACGATGTCTGGTGCCCTCGTTCTCAGCTACAAGGTGCTCACCACGCTCAGCGCCTACCGCGTCGTGGCTGCGGTCTCCGGCACGGCCAACACCGTGCAGTACCCGGAATCGACGCAGTACATGCCGCTTGGCGTGACGATCGACGACGTCAAGGACACGACGGCGTCGATCCCGGTCCAGGTGAACGGCATCGCCCGGGTCTACTTCAACGACACCGTGACCGCGGGCAAGCTCGTGGCCTTCGACACCTCCGGCCGCGGCATCCCGTTCACGCCGGCCGCGACCAGCACGGGCCTGACGCTCCCCACGGGCGTCATCGGCACGCTGGTTGGCCCGACGGTCGCCGCCACCGGCACCGTCGCCGACGTTCACCTGCATCCGCAGCTGATGCGCTAACACCTAGGGAAGGGTAACTAACCATGCCTCTTCGTAGTCAACAGCACGTCGATCAGCTGCTTTCGAACGTCTCGGTCAAGTACCGGCCGAACGGTCTGATCGCGATGGAGGTCTTCCCGGAAGTCCCGGTCAAGAAGGACTCCGACCTCTTCCGGGTCTACACCCGCAACTTCCGCATCCCGGAAACCAAGCGGGCCAACAAGGGCCTGGCGCGCGAGCACGCGTTCGAGGTCAGCACGGCTTCGTACTCGCTCGAGTACCATGCTCTGAAAGACTACGTCTCGGACAACGACGCCGAGAACTACGACATCTCGGACCTGCGCTCGGACACCACCGAGGAGCTGACCGAGAAGATCCTGCTGCGCATGGAGAAGACGGTCGCCGACCTCTTCACCAAGACCAGCTGGTCGTTGAACGTCTCGCTGGCGGCCAACTCCACGTTTGCCGACAACACGACCACGACCAACCCGATTCCCTACTTCGACACCGCCTGCACCACGATCCTCAACAACGGCGGCATGAAGCCGAACCTCGGCGTCCTGCCGCGCCCTACCTACACGGCGATCAAGAACCACGTCTCGGTTCTGGACCGCACGAAGTACACCTCGAGCGATATGACCGTCGAGATGCTGCAGGGCCTCTTCGACCTGCCGAAGATCCTGGTCGCCAACGCCAGCTACGACAGCTCGGCGCCGGGCGTCACCGAGTCGATCGGTCAGATCTGGCCGGACAACTCTTGGGTCGGCTACCGGCCTGAGCGCCCCGGCCCGCTGCAGCCGTCGGCCGGCTACGTCTTCCGTCGCTCGACCCCGATGGTTAAGCGCTGGCGCGTGGACGAGCGCGAGAGCGAGGCGATCGAGGTCCAGATGAAGTACGCGGTGAAGGTCGTCGCCTCCCTCTCCGGCTACCTGATCGCCAACTCGCACTGAAATTTTGCCAGCGCCGTATATATGGCGAGAATAGGGGGGAGAGATCCCCCCTATTTTTCTTTACAGGAGGTCCCCGTGGACCCTGAGCAGAGCCCCAACCCTGCCCGTGTCGCCGCCGCCAAGGCCTACCATGAGCGCCGCAAGCAGAAACAGGCCGCCGCCCAGGAAGAGACCGACTCGCGCTTTGTCCTCACCGACAAGGGCAAGGTCGTGAAGCTGACGCGCACCGCGCGCGGCGTCCACTCGGTCTACGTCGGGACCAAGAAGCAGGCGGACGCCCAGGGTCTGAAGTACACCCGGGAGTAACCCGCGATGGGGACCTACGCCACCACGACCTCGTTTGGGACCTGGCTCGTCGGCACGACGCTGGACGCGGCGACGACCTCTCAGGTCGGCCAGTGCATCACTTGGGCCGAGAACGAGGTGAACAAGATGCTGGCCAAGCGCTACGACGTGAGCGCTTGGGTGTCGGGCTCTGTCCCCCCGCACGTGCGTGGCATGACCGAGCAGCTGGCGACCGGCTTCTACTTCCGGACCGGCGCGCGCGGTGGCAAGGAGGCCTTCCAGAGGGCCGACGCCTTCATCAAGCCCGTGATGGAGAACCTGAAGGAGCTGGCCGAGGGGAGGCTTGAGCTCGTGGACACCGCGGGCTCTCTCATCCTCCCGCGCGGCTCCGCTCCCGGCGTCCTCTCCTCCACCGACGGCTACACCTCGACCTTTGCCGAGGACGACCCGCTGCTCTGGCGGGTGGACCCCGACAAGCTGGACGACATCGCAAGCGACCGGGACTGACTCGATGGCCGACCAGGCCGACATCGTCATCGACGACAAGGAGGTCCGCGACTACCTCGCGGGTCTCACGAAGCGCTGGGACCAGATCGAAAAGCGCGACAAGGCGGTGGTCGGGATCATCTCGGCGATCGTCTTCCGGGACGTCATCCAGCACTTCCAGAGGGAAGAAGGGCCGGATGGTCGCTGGCGGGCCTGGAGCCCGAGCTACGCCAAGTTCATGGCAACGATCGGTAAGTCGGGAAACCAGATCCTCCAGGACTCTGGGCGGCTCAGAAACAGTTTCCAGCCCACCAACGCGCGCGCCACGCGCGAAGGCATACTCTGGTTCAACAACGCCAAGACCGCCTCGGGCTTCCCCTACGCGGCGGCCCACAACGACGGCGGGGGGCGGCTGCCGCAACGCCGCTTCATGTGGCTCTCGGACGGAGCGGTGGGCGACATCGCCGAGCAGGTGCTCAACTTCCTGGGGAAGGAATGATGGACTACCTCGTGGCCGCCATCGTCGTCGCCTTTCTCGCCTTGGCCCACAAGGTGCGCGGGCTCTCGCGCGGGCGCGTCCGCCTTCGGGTCGTCAAAGGGGGGAAGAAATGACCGTCAACCTCTCCAACATCAAGACCCAGCTGAAGGCGGTCTTAGACACCGCCAACACCACCACCGCCGCCTTCGACCTCTCGACCGGGCTCTCGACCCGCGTCCAGAAGGTGCTGAAGGTCCACCCGGGTCTCATCCCCCAGCAGGCCTCCTTCTACCCGTGGGTCACGACCTTCGTGGACAAGAAGGAGGTCGAGCACGCGACCATCGCCAAGGACCAGATCACCGCCAAGCGCATGGGCACGGTGACCATGAAGGTCGTGGGCGGGGTCTGGGAGCCGACCGTCTCTGACGTCACCGCGGACGCCGCCGACGAGGCCATCGAGAAGCTGATGGAGAACGTCGAGGAGGTCGTCCGCCGGAGCTTCAAGCTAAACAACGCCGTCCAATGGACCAAGACCGAGGACGTCTCCTACTACGCCTGGCCGGTGAAGGAGGACACGCACCTTAGGTTCGGGGTCCTAACACTCACCGCGAAGGTCGATTACTAGATGCAGCAAGCCCAAGAGGCAGATGCCCGTCGCCACGAGCTAGACGTCCGCCGCCAGTCCCAAGCCGCCTACGCCCAGTGGGCCAAGATCTGGCGCGAGCACGCCAAGGAGCATGCCCGCCACGAGATGAAGGACATGCTGGCCCTCCAGAACGTGGGGATCGGCAAGGCATGTCTGGTCATCGCCAACGGCCACAGCTTCGAGAAGAACCTGGAGACGATCCGCAAGTACCAGGGGAACGTCGATATCCTGGCCGTGGACAAGTGCGTGAGGCATTGCCTCGAGAACGGGATCACGCCGACCTACGCCTTGGTCTGCGACGCGAACGTCTCCTACGAGACCTACATGCAGCCGGTGGAGCACCTGCTCCAGGACACGATCCTCTTGGCCAACGTCTGCGCCAACCCCAAGTGGGCGGCCAGCGGCAACTGGAAGGACCGCTACTTCTTCGTCAACAAGGACGTCTTGAAGTCCGAGGCCGAGTTCATGGCGCTCTCGGGCTGCAAGAACGTCATCCCGGCCGGCACCAACGTCAGTAACTGCGCCATCGTCGTCCTGACCCAGTGCGACGAGGCCGGCAAGCGCAACTTCTTCGGCTACGACAAGCTGCTCATGATCGGCTTCGATTACGCGTGGGGCGACGACTCCTACTACGCGTTTGACCGCGAGGGCGGCGGCAAGCGGCACTACATGAAGACGGTCTACGCCTTCAACCTGCGCTCGGAGCTTGTATATACCTCGTCCAACCTGCTGTTCTCCGCCAAGTGGATCGAGCGCTACATCACTGTCTTCAAAGTGCCGGCCGTCCAGTGCTCCACGGATTCCATCCTGCGCGGCTGGAAGCTTGGAAACCTCGAAGAGCAGCTGCAATATCGCTACAAGCCCGAAGATGCGAAGCGTGTAATCGACCTGTTAGAATATCGACGTAACCTCCAAGCCCAGATCGACGGGATCAACCGGCAGATCATGGACGTCGGCCGGGATCACTTCAAACAGCTTATGAGGACAAGCTAATGGCGGTCGGCGACAGCTCGCTCTTCGCAGGCGAAAGCTACCTGGGGCTTGGTCGCGAGACCACCTACGGCACCTACGCGACCGCCGGCGCCGGGCTCGACTTCATCTCGGCTGCGATCAAGACGACGAAAGACGCCAAGATCCTGGAGCAGGTCGAGCGCAAGCGGACCATGTCCAAGCAGATGTCCTTGGGCAAGACGGTCGAGGGCGAGGTCGAGGCGTACTTTACGCCCGACGTCACCGCCATGGGCTATCTCCTGCAGAACGCGTTTGGCGGCACGGTCACCTCGGCCACCGCCACCGGCGAGACGGCGGGTGGGTCGGCGTTCACGCACACCTTCTCCGAAGGGTCGATGGACCAGACCTACAAGTCGCTCTCGGCCAACATGAGGAAGGGCCCGAGCTCGGGCGGCAAGGTCTGGCGGTATCTTGGCGGCCGGGTCAACTCGCTTTCGCTCCAGGCCGAGCTCGACGAGCCGCTCAAGATCAACGCGGCGTTGATCTTCAAGGACTCGACCCAGCAGTCTGACGACATCGAAACCCTGATGACGGCCACCGCCTGGGAGCCCTTGTCCTTCGTCAACGGTCGCTTCTCGGTGGAGACGAGCTTCGCGGCGCTCACCACGACCTCCTTCTGGCACGTTCAGTCGGTCAGCTTTTCGCTGAACAACAACCTGAAGAACGACACCAACGCCCGCCGCATCGGCTCCGACGTCCTCTCGGTCCTGCCGGTCGGGGTCCAGAGCTACGAGCTCTCCTGCCAGATCCGCTTCGATACCACGACGGCGTATGACGCCATGATCGCGGCGACGAAGCTGGCGGCGGAGTTCGAGTTCCAGGGGACGACTCTCACGACCTCGTCCATCAAGCGCGGTCTCAAGGTCCAGTTCCAGAAGGTCTACGTGAAGGACGCCGGCGACCCCGAGGTCTCGGGCCCGGACGGGATCCTCATGGCCAACGTCGTCTTCAACGTCCTGCGTGACGAGTCGGCCTCGGGCTACGCTGTCCGGGCACTCCTCACCAACTCGGTGGCGAACTACAGCTGATGCTCTTCGCCTTCCTCCGCCGCGGGGGCGATCTCGCGGGCCACCTGCGCCGGACAAAGAAGGTCCGGGCGGGTGGTTTCGACTTCGAGATCCGCAAGGTCAACGTCCAGGACCACCTGGCGGGCCTCAACGTCATCCTGGCCCTTCACGAGCTCTACAAGCGCGAGAAGCCTTCGTCTCCCGAGAAGCAGATCGAGGACGACGCCAAGATCCGAAAGTTCATGCGCGACTTCCTCTATGCCGGGGTCGCCTCGCCCAAGCTCTCGATGAAGGACCCGCCCGACGAGGGGACGATCTCGGTGGACGAGCTCTGCCGGGACGTCCAGATCGCCCAAGCGCTCTGCATCGAGATTCTGAACTTCTCGTACGGAAAAAAAAACTAGAGCGCTTCCGGTACGCGAAGGCCCGCGCCCTCGAGCTCGACTTCCTGGCGCGCCGCTACTGCCAGCTGCCCTCTGACCTCGCGAAACTCTCGCTCCCCGACTTCGGGATGAACCTTTTCATCGCCTCCGTGGCCGCTGAGGAGGAGGCGAAGAGGGCGGCAAAGCAGCATGGCAAATAAAGAGGCGACACTTCTTCTTCGGATCAAGGAAGCCGGCGCCGAGGCCCTGGGCAAGGTCAAGCTTGGCTTCGAGGCGGTGGCCACCGCTGCGGCCGTCGTCGGCACCGCACTCGTCGCCTTCGGTGTCGCCGCGGTCAAGGCCTTCGGCGAGTCCGAGGAGGCCGGCAAGCGCCTCACCCAGGCCATCAAGAACCAGGGTCTGGACGTCGATGGGCTGACCAAGAGCTACACCGCCCTGGCTGAGCAGCTGCAACGGCAGACCGTCTTCGAAGACGACGCCATCAAGTCCGCCATTGCCATCGGCCAGGCGATGGCCGGCAACATCGCCCTTACCGAGGACCTGATTCGGGCCACGGTGGACTATGCCGCGGCTACCGGCACCGACCTCCACTCCGCCTTCGAGAGGGTGGGCAAAGCGATTGGTGGCAATGCCACGGCGCTTTCTCGAGAGCTGGGGATCGCCCTCGATGAATCCGCGAGCAAGTCGGAGAAACTGGCGCAGGTTACAGACGCCCTGACGGCAAAGTTCGACGGCTTTGCCCAGAGTCAGGCCGAGGGGCTTGGCGCCGTAAAGCAGATGTCCAATGAGGTCGGCGACCTCATGGAGATGGTCGGCGAGCTCCTGGCGCCCGCCGTCGTCGCCTCCACGCGGCAGATCAACACGGCGCTTCGGGCGTTGAAGGACATCTTCTCGGAGCTGCCAGCCCACGTCTCTGGCCTGCTACGGACGGTGACCGACTACTGGAAGGCGTTCGCCCAGGACGGCGTTACGATCTTCGGGGGCCTGAAGGACGTCATCGCTGGCACGTTCACCTTTGACATGGAGCAGCTCCGCAAGGGCCTAGAGACCCTGAACCAGGAGACCAAGGTCTCCGCCTACGACTTCAAGCAGAGCTTCATCGACGGCTTCAACGAGCGCTCCAAGGCGTTCGAGGAAACGATCGACAAGCAGCTCAAGGCCGAGGAGGGGGCCAACACCAAGGCGGTCGATGCCGCCAAGCGGGTGGCCGACCGGAAGAAGGCTGCCGCAGAGAAGGCGAAGGACGAGGAGATCTCGAAGATCGCCGCCAAGCAGGCCGCCGCCGACGCGAAAGCTGCTGCGGCCGCCGATGCGCTCGCCGACCAGATGGCCGCGGAGAACGTCCGGGCGAAGGAAGAGGAACTAGTCGAGATCGAGGAGGCGCAGGCGGCCGCCAACGAGCGTATGCGCCAGGCGCAACTCGACGAGATGAAGGAGCTCGGGAACTATGCCTCGTCCTTCATCTCGGGCGGTTTCCAGGACATCGCCAAGACTGCCGTCACGTCTCTTACCGAGTCCTTCCTCCCTGGCTTTGGCCAAGCCGCCGGCCAGCTCTTCTCGCTGCTGGCCCAGGACTCCGAGAAGTTCGGCGAGAGCCTGAACCAGATTTTCTCGGTCAAGTTCCTGAGCAACATCGCCCAGAACATCTCGATCTTCGCCGAGCGCCTGCCCGAGCTCATCGACTCGCTGGCCAAGGAGCTGCCGGCGATCGTGCAGAAGCTGATCGCGGCGCTGATCGAAGCCAGCCCGCAGATCATGATCGCCTTCATGAAGGCCCTGAACGACCCCGAGTTCTACGTCGCCATGGTCAAGGCGATCGCCGGCGGTGTCACCGAAGGTGTCGTCGGCGGCTTCAAAGGGTCTGTCCACGGCGCCGTCGAGGCCTTGAAGGACATCTGGAACAGCATCAAGGACCTATTCAAGATCAAGGTCGAGCTCCCCAACGTTGGCGGCGGCGGCGGCGGCGGCAAGAAGTGGTACGAGTTCAACAAGGGCGGCCTGGTGCCCGGCATCCAGAAGTTCGCCGCCGGCGGCACCGTGGACACGGTGCCGGCAATGCTGACCCCCGGCGAGTTCGTCATGAACGCCGAGGCCACCCGGCGCAACTTCAACACGCTGAAGAACATGAACGCCGGCGGCTCGGGCGGCGGCGGTGGGGGCAGCGTCACAATCAACGTCTACGGCGGTCTCCTTGGAGACGCCGCATCGGCCCGCCAGCTTGCGAAGGCCATCGACTCTGAGCTCCTGAAGCTGCGTCAGGCGAATCAGTCGGTGTCTTTCGATAGCTCTGCCTTCTGAGGGACTACGATGGAGATCCTGCGAAAGAACTACGCTGAGACCACCACCCAGTTCGTGGTGAACTCCAACACGGCGACCGTGGCCAACGTCCTAAACCCGGACGTGCGCTTTCAGTACGCGTCGGACAACTTCACCGACGACAACACCACGGTTTCGATGCGGATCAACTTCGATCAGACCCAGACGATCGACCGCATCGCCTTGGTGGGCCATAACCTGAAGTCGTTCACCGTCTACTACAACGGGACGACGGCAAGCACGTTCGCCCTGACCTCGACGGCCAACACCTCAGCGTCCAACTACTCGACCAACTCCGACACGTCCCACTACTTCGCCTTTTCGCCCGTGGCCTGCACCTCGGTCTCGATCGACATGAAGGCCACGATCACGCCGAACCAGAACAAGACCCTTGGGTATCTGGTCATCTCCGATAAGCGCACGGACTTCGGCGGTCGGGTCCCGTCTGCCCAGAACTACAAGCCAGTTCTCGACACCCAGGCGGTGGTCCACCGGCTCTCTGACGGCGGGACGCGCATCCAGACGCTCGAGGACAAGTGGGCGGTGCAGCTCTCGCTCGACTTCGTCACCGAGACGGTCCGGTCCGAGCTCCGGTCCATCTTCGATGACCATGAGGAAGTCATCTTTTGCCCCTTCGGGACCACCACCGGCTGGGATGCGGTCGTATTCCCGTGTGTCTGGGAGGGGGGCTTTAACTTCTACCAGCACTCGGACAACGCCGCTGACGCCGGCTTCTCGGGGTCCTTGGTCCTAAGGGAGACCCCGCAGTGACGGCGACCCTATGGGATGCCAATAACTGGGACAACGAGCTCACCTGGGACGATGGCACGGCCACGATCCTGGAGATGATCAAGCGGCCCCACGTCCGCGTCTTCCGCCGCGCCTACATTAAGCGCCGGCTCCTGGCCACCGGGCTCTTCGAGACCGACTGGTACGAGATCACCCGAGACGTCAAACGCTGGGGGTCGATCAACAGCAACATCGACGTCGAGCGGGTGGGAAAGCTCGACTTCAATGGCCTGCAGCTCGTTGTCTCTAACATCGACGGTAGCTACAACCCGGACGACAACGAGGACTCGCTGTGGTCGGGATACGCCAACCAGCAACGATCCCTGGTCAAGATCGAGTGCGGCTTCTACAACCAGTACCGGAGCGTGGACGGGGTCTGGCGGACCGACGAGGTGCCCGAGGATCCCACCGTCTTCGTGGGTATCATCTCGGGCAACATCGACGTCTCGGACGCCAACGAGGTCACGCTCGAGATCCAGCCGGTCACCCAGGTCTTCCGCGACTTCCCAGCGCATCTCGTCACCGGCTTCACGAGCACGGGGATCACGGCCAGCCAGTACATCCAGCTCCTCAGGGACCTGACCTCGGGTGCTGGCACCTACGTCTTCCGGCCGTTCTTTGGCAACGACTCGGCCTACTTCGAGCTCACCTCGACGAGCCAGGTCTATGCTGGCCTGAATACCAGTACCGCAGCCGACTTCTACCAGATGACCGTCTGGGACGTGGTGGAGCGTCTGGCGCAGGCCGAGAACTTCGTGGCCTACATCACACCCACCGGGAAGTTCCGGTGGGTGCCGAAGACCGTCTCCGCCTCGACGCAGTATAAGTTCTTCGGCTTGGGGTTCAGCCCGGATCGTGAGTACGGACACACGCTGAAGCGGATCTACCGTTACGGGAAGAAGCTCACGAGCTTCTACTCGCGCGTCGCCGTGAAGTACGACAAGGCCGACACCAGCACGTCGTTCGTTAGCACCGCCCTGGCCTTTGCCATCGACGGCACCAACACCGCCTGGAACCTGGGTTACCGGACCTTCTCGGTCGAGAACTTCTGGATCCCGAACAGCGCCACGGCGGCGTCCGTCTGCGGG